TGCTGGCGATTATATCCGTTTCGTCCGCATGTCGTTGCATTGCACTGACCATGCCTGACAACACGGCTTGCAGACTAGCCGGGAGGGTATCGAAACCGTATGTTCCTGCCACGGTTACGACAGTGCCCGGCTCTGCCTTGGTTTCGAGGGTGAGCGTATTGCCGTACATTTGTTCGACTTGGCCGGTAGTGTAATCCATGTCACCTACAGTCGGAGTGAACGTGTAAGACACCATTTTACCGTTAATGTTTACGAATGCGACTGCCTTATACCATGCGCCCAAGTCAACAGTATGGCCGTCCTCTCCAACGATGGCCGATTGCTCACCAGTGGATTGTGCCACCATTGCGCCACATAAAAGCTTCTGCAATGCTGGCAGTATGGTCGGCAACCATTTACGAGCGTTCTCACCGCCAATATTCTCAATCGGGATAAAAGACATTTTTCCTCCAAATATGCGAAAAGGGGCACCCCACATTGGGATACCCCTACCATTCTACCGTTTACGCATTGGACTTGATGGCGTCAAGAATCGCGTTCACGGTGGTGATAACGTCCGCCAGTTCCGCGTCACTCTGCAACTTGGTAAGCTTGCGGAGATTCGTCAACGCGGTTTCCGTATCCTCAAGTTGGGCGCTGATACTATCGTCCAGTTTGACCCCGGAACCAATATCATCATCGGCAGTATTATACGACTTCAAACCGTCACCAACATTGAAGCCGATACCATTCACGGTTCCGCTTGCCGTCTTCATCAGGGTGGGATACACGGTTTTGCCACTGTCAAGCATCGCAGTTGCATGATTGAGTCGCACTTTGAGCGGGCTAGTGCTGGTACCATCGCCGGTGATACTGTTGTCATGTGCTACCTGTGCGATGCCACCGCCTGCGCCTGCACCAATATCAATGTGCGCACCCTTTTCATCCACGAAGCTTACTTCGGTAACATGTTGAGATTTCGGGGCGTCCCCGTCCGTGAGATGTGCGTAAATATTAGTCATACCTAATCCTTAAAAATGAGAGGGGTAGGGTCGTAACCCTACCCACGTCACTTATCGTCAGGCGCTAGCCTTCGGGGTCAGCACACCGGCACTCTTGACCTTGGTCAGAGCACCACCAGCGAAGATTTCAGACAGGTATTCCTGCTCATTAGTCTTCAGAGCAAAATTAGTGAAAGCGCTGATAGAGGTATCACCAACCACGCCATAGGCTTCAGGCACGATAATCACGGCGCGGGTCTTAGCGTCATCCGCATCAGTCCACCAGTCCGGCGTAATGACCTTATCCACGCCAAGGTAGGCGGCGAGATTATCATTACCGTAGCCGACGAGCGGACGACCAATGCCATCTGCGGCAGTGATAATATCCACCTTGGTATCGGGGCTGAGCACGAGCACCTTGGTACCGGTGGCGGTAATCTTGGATGCAAGGCCGACCACATCAAGCACGAGATTAGCACGAGTACCCTCGGCCGCGCTCAGAACGAAATTCTTCCCCGCGAACTCGCTGGAAGTGTCCTTAGCATCGGTCTGCACGGAGCGGAAGAAATCAAGGTCGGTATAGCCGCCAAGAATAATCTGACGGTCGATAGCGTGCAAAATATAGTTCGGCATCTCGGCCAGCAGATACTTCACAAGTGCGCCCGGCTTATCGGTACGGCGAATATCACCCTTGTTAAGCACGGCATACTTCACCACGAAATCGGCGGCAAGCTTACGTTCCACAAGATTAAACTTCTGCGTCTTCTTCGAGGTGCCATAGTCAGCCACCTTGTAGCCGTGGGCGCGAGTATCATCGGTCAAGCCTGCCAACTGAGCGCCAACGGTGAAGCTGTCCACATCAAGCTTACGATACAGCGGCCACAGTGCGCTAGCCTTGTTGAGAACGTCTTCAATCTCAGTAATAACGCTTGTCGGCACAAGCTTGCCAACACTAGCTTCATCAATAGAAGCATTGTCGGCATAGGCGTGGCGTGCCAGTTCCTCACGCCAAGCAGTCTTAAAGCCCTGCACGCCCTGATTATCGGTACGCCACAACGCCTGCTCGTAAGCCTTGGTAGCATCCTCGCTCTTCAGCCAATCCTTCAGCGGGTCACTGGTCTTGGCGAGAGACTGACGCGCGCCACCCGCGCTATTGATGATAATATTGGTTCGACCATTAGCCACGGTACCATCCTTACTATTTTCTGCCTCGTTGGACTGCATCGGCTCTTCCGGCTCGGTATTGTCACCGTTCTTTTCGGTCAATCCATTGATAGCGTCCGTGATTTGGTCAATCAGGGATTGTGCTTCATCCTTGGTGAGATTGTTCTTGAGTTCCATTATTTTTCCTTCGATATTGTTTAGACTACGGAATACGGCTTTACTGTCGGCACCTCGATAGACTACGCTGATTTCGACTAGTTCGGCGTTATGGATTACACCGTTTTCGTCGGGGTCATTGTCGAAGTCGATTGTGATGCTGAAAGAGTTCGTTAGCATTCCTTCACTTGCCAACTGTTGCACGTTCTGGCCTTGCTCATTGTCGCTTAGTCGAGCCTGAGCCATTAATCCGTCATCATCAAACCAAAGTTTCTCGATGATTCCGACTTGAGCCGTGATGCTCGGCATGTGGTCGAGCAGTAGTGGCAAGGTCAGTCGGTCGGAGTCGGTCAGGTCGGTTACGAGCTTGAGTTGGCCGTCGTTCACGGGGGCTTGCAGTGTTGCAAGGTCTACCGTGTAGCCATTGGTCATGCGCGTACCGGAGTTGGCAAGGAACGTCAACGTGTGGCCGTCACTGCTGACATTGTTCGCGTCGCATGTGAGTGTCTGTTGCATTCCTATTTCCTTACGTTTTGAGCGTCCTTACGGGGCTTTATTGCTCTACACTGATTCTAACACTATTAATGAGAATGATCCTCACTAAGCATGGTGATGTGATAGAGCAGATAGGCACGGCAGTTAGGACACTTGAGCATAAGGCGGATACTATGCTCCGTCTCGCCTAAAAACCTTCCGCACTTCTTGCACTTGATTTCCATTTTCACGCCACCTCGTAAGTCTGCGTGCAACGACAGCGCGGGTGAGCCGCCGCCGTAATCATTGAAACATAATCATTGGTGAAGGTCTCACCGTCAATATCCACGGAATCGCCCTCGTCCATGAAGCTTTCCGCAAGGCCGACCACCTTGCCGTCCATATGCTCGCAAAATGGGCACGGCTTCTGCTCACTGCCAGCGTCAAGGCCGCTAGTGTGCCAAACCTTTTTCAAGGTCACTCCGGTTTTCTTACTTAGATTCTGCGCACTGTAGAGATTGCCCAAGCGTTCCGCATTCCGCAGTTCGTTCCCGGCCAGCGATTCGGCTCGGTCATCGTCAAGCAACTCGTACAATTGGTGTACAAGGTCCTTGTAATCTAGCTTATCCTTGATACCTTGCGCGATAACCTTGGTGATACTTTTATTGGCGGTACCGGTCACAGCGGCCACAGTCTTGGTCAACTGCTTTCTGTACGCCTTCTCGAAGCTTTCCGGCAGAGTCTCCCAGCCGACAAGTTGGGCAATCTGCGAGGGCGTCCAAGCGTCCAAAATTTTGGCAATGTCCGGATTAGTCTTAGCCAATTCCTGCATGGCTTGAATAATCGTCTTGCCTGTCGAGTTGGCGTATGCGACTATTTCCGGCTCATAGACGGAGAAAAGGCCGTCTACGAGTTCTGCTTGAATCTCCCCACTGTCCACTTCTGGCTTAGCGAAACTGTGCGCCGCTAGATTAAGGTCAATTAGGTTACGATAGTATTTGCGGACTAGCTTGGTCGCCTTGCTTACCGTGGAATCTGCAATGTCTGGCTTGACCGGTTCCGTGTTAACATCATCATCTTTCGCGGCCTGAATCTGCGGCACAATCTGTGGGACAACCGGCGTTTCATTCTTGTGAAACAGTGCTGGCGTGGCCGGTTCCAATTCAAGCGCGTTATATTCGTCGGGCAAGTGCAATGCCTTCACAGCGGTTTCCACACTCGCCCCCGCGTTGATAAGCTTGATAAGCGTATCTACCTGCACTGCCTGAGTGTCTGCCTGAACCTTGCGCACGTCAGTCTGAGCCGGAATATCAAGAGTGAAATTAATCCCATAGCCTAGCCCGCCGGTAATGCGGTCAAGTTCGAACTGGAACTTGTCCCACACCGTCATACACAAAGGTTTCAGCGTGTTTTCGATGAACGCGCGTTCGGCTTGCTCAGCATTGGCGTATGTCTGCCCGTTATCGATACCGCGCACAATATCAGGAACCGCAAGGGCGCTTGCAAGTCGGCTATTAACCACGTCATTAAGGCTGGACAAGTCAAGCGAATTATTCGCCTGCTGGAAAGGCACCCACACCAATTTACCGGTATCGGACGGTTTGCCACTCAACGGGTCTACCGGAATCATGTTATAGACCACGCCGTTATTGCGTCCGGCGCCTTGGAACGCCTGCTCAAGCTGATTCTTGGTGCGGGTGAAATCATCGGCGGTAGCGGACACAATGCCCATCATGCCAGCGGGGACAGCGCCGTTGGCGAAGAAGCCACGCTCGTAATCCGCTATCATGTCGTCAACGTTCGCCCACTTGCGGATGGTCTGCGCGGGACTTATGCCACGCGACGGGTCGAGCGGGTGAGCGGAATAGCTGAGCGCGATAGTCTCATTCCGGGTAAAAGTGCGGGTCTCCAAACGTCCGTTAATGGTCATGGTGACGCGATGCGTCCAAGTCGCATGACTGCTATCCCACTGCCTACTATCTTGTGGGAGGAAAGTATAACCAGCGATATTGTCCGGCGTAATCTCGCCGCCCGGCTGAATATATCCGCCTTGATTCGTCCAGATTAGGATATCAAGATGCGACTGGGTGAGAATGCTATTGGCGATGAATTTCAGGAATTCAAGGCAAGAAAATTGGTCATTAGGCGCGTACAATGCTTTAAGGGCCGGTGGTGCCGGGTTGATACGCTCGCCCTGAGCATCAACCGCATAAGGAATGATAGTTGCGAAACGTCCCGCAATGGCGTTCGAATATGGAAAAATTTGCGCGTAAGCGTCATACGGTGGAATCACTTGCGTTCCACTGCCACTAACCCTAGTCCATCCTTCAGTCAAAGCGGTGGACGTTGGGCGCGTGAAGAAACTTCTGAGTTTATATCCGAGTTTAGACAATGTTACCGTCTTTCAATAGGCTTATTGATAACGGTTCCCATTATACTAGGAAGCCCCCGCAATCACTGCGAGGGCGTATCCCAGTCAACCAACCGCCGGTAAAGAAAAAGGACCAAAGCTTTACCGGCGTTCTCTATAATACCTCAACATCCCAACTTGTCAACTTAACCGGCGTGTACACACTCAATAGTGTAGCGTCCGCAAGGTCAGGTGAACCAACATTATTTGCCGTCTTGTAATCCGCTTTCGCTTGCACCTGACGTTGATTCTTCGTGGTCAGTTTCCATTCACGCGTGCTTAGTTCTTCGAACAAATCGTTTTTATCGGGCAAGGAGTTAATAAAATGTATGTCACCGTTCGTGAGTTTTTCCGCGAAAGTAAACCACATCTCACTATTGATGTTGGGATATTTCATATTGTCTTTAGCGCGTGACGCGGAATTAATCGGCTGGACGGGCAACCCATCGGCAATAAGCATGTCGGTCAGGCCACCACCTACGCCGCAATCATCGATATTGATAGCAATAGGGTTATATCGGTCTGCCAGTTGTCTAATGGCCTGTGCTGAGTCCGTTAAACGCGTGTGGTTCCAGCTAACTAAATCGATAATAGTGCCGCCCTTATTGACTGCTACCGCTGTCCTGTCGGCTCCCAGTCGTGCAACGTCAACACCAAAGGTTATACCCCCCTCTGGTATGATGGTGGTTTCAGCTGACTGTAATTGTTGCCACGACATGATGCGGTTAAGCACGTTATCGGCTGGTCTGCCTTCCCAGATGTGAGCAAAATCCGGCGACCCCTTAGCCTCTTGGACTTGTTGCAATACTTCCCGCGGTAGTAGTCCAGCCTTGAGCGCGGTGCGATAGGTGACGTGCTTATGGATAGTTCGCGCCTTAACTTGCTCGTTCGCATTCCACACGAAGCGTTGCATAACCTCGTCTTTAGGTGTCAGCGGGTTCATGGCGAAAATAATCGTGCTGTTTTCCTTGCGGATAGTCGGGAGAAGAATATCCAACGAATGCTTCGAGATGAATTGCGCTTCATCAATGAAACAAACGTCAATACCTTCCAGACCTTTGACGGTGGTTTCGGGGTCATTATGCAAGCCCTTGAACACGAAACTAGTGCCATTCTCGTGCTCTATCAAGTCTTTTGTGATACTGTACCCGCCAAGGTTTAACAGGCGTATAGAGTCCTCTAGACTCTTCTTCACAGATTCGTTAATGGAGTTTTGGAACTCTCGCGCACACAATACGCGAATAGGATGGACGGCTCCACGTAAGACTAGCGACTGGCATATGGTAGTGGTTTTGCCGGAGCTACGGCCACCCTCGAAAACGTAATATCTGGCGGACGGGGTGCGTGAGTGAGTCCACCAAAAAAGGCTAGCATAATCGTCTGGAATCTTCATACCACGTATTCTAGTAATTGATATGGAAACGCCCCTCTAATCGCGCGAGTAGAGGGGCTGTGATTTTACTTTACATGCCATGAGATTATCACACGCATGAGTTGCAATCTCATTCCAGCCAGTGCTTCAGGCTGGGAGCATTTCGGCGCATTCCATTATCTCTCATGCCAATAATGTTCATAGGCGCTCGGCTCGGTGGCTGACGGGATTCGAACCCGCGACATACAGACGTGACATTTAGCCATGTTGTAACACGACCAATAACCGCGTCCCGTTCTATCCACTGAACTACAGCCCAAGCAACGACATAATAGGCGCATGCGCCTATTATGTCGTTGCTCTCCCGTCTGGACTCGAACCAAAACAAGCAGTTCCAAAGACTGCCGTGCTACCCATTACACCACGGGAAAATTGGTTAGCTTGGACTTTAGAGAGTTACCGCCGCAATCCTATCGACCGCTAACCGTTGGCCGGAGAGCATATGTTACCTCACTATCGACCATGCTCGCTAGCCGCCCTTTTATATTTCGTCTGAGTCACTGCAAGAGTAGTGTACTCAACCGCCTAACGCTTATTCTAGGTTAACGTTAGGATTGCGGAACGTGAGGGATTCGAACCCCCGAACCGTTGCCAGTTACCACCTTAGCAGGGTGGCCGCTTAAACCGCTCGCGCAACGTTCCAGCCCCGTCTAGCGTAAAATGAAAGGAAAAAACTAGACGGGAATTAAATTATATATATAGATAGATGGCTCAATTTCTTTTCTTGCCGAGAAATAATATACATTGTCTTGCGCGATAATGCAACTCAGCGTGTCGTAAAAATCAGCTGATATAGCGACGGTTGAAATCTTTCTCACGCCATATCATGTACAGACGGAGTATATACGCCTTTTGGCTACGCGGGTATGCTTTCATAAGTCCAGACCGAACACCATTGATATTACGTCTCACCATACTGACAGTCTTCGAGCCGCGCGTAAGCCGCCAATTATCCCACAGAAACCGGCCAAAACGAACCGTTGCATAACTCATGTCTTCCGCTGGATGCTGGACAAATTCAAGCCATTCCCGCACCGTCCAAAAATCATTCTTCATCTTCATCACCTTTGACAAACTCGATATTAATAGTTGGTGGAACATAGCCGTTAACCGTCTGTTCGACCGGTTGCAAAGCCTTGCCGTCAACCCTATCAACGGTGTCTACAAGCTTCTTCCAACCTTCATCTTTCTTCATGTCAAGGACGGTTTTCAACGCGGCTTGCTGGAATTGGGTAAGTTCCCCCGCTTTGGACTTCAAAATAATTTCTTGAAGTTCTATGTCTGTCATGCGGCCAAACTTATTAACGTTATAGGTGTATGAGTCTTCTTTCCTCCACCGACCATTACACGCGTTCTCCGGGTGGTCACCGAAACCACCCTTGCCTGTCGGATTGTTAACCATTCCTTTTTTAACGCCCATCGTCAAAGTCCTCAAATTCCATTTGCACACTATGCGGCTTACGGTATTCCACAATCATGGATTTTATCTCAGGGTCATTCAAATCAATCGGCGTCGAATTATGCGGAATACTCAACGCCTCTAGCTGTTTCCATGTCAAGCTCATAAGCCTAACACCTTTAAAATGAGTCGAAACAGCATGATACAAGCAAGAAGCATCACCAACGCAAAATCAACCAGCACTAGCACGGCCGCGATACTGCCAATGATATGGCCGATGTTCTGTTTAAGCTTCTTCACTTGCCAGTCCCTCCACTGTGATATGCGCGCCAACATGAATCCCGGACGCGTAGATTTTGCTTGCTCCCAAGTCAACCACCTGACTATCATCCACCCACACCCCCGCATCAGTCAACGCGTCCAATACGGCACGGCACAGCTTGTCAATATCAGGCGGAACGGTAGGCATATGACGTTTCACTGTTTTGGGCCGCGGCATGAAAAACGTGATACGCACCGACACGGGCACATCCTTGTCAAACTGTGTGAACTTTTCCCGAGTCATTGCAATACGCGCATTGTCGGACACGAGGTTACGCCACGGCTTCTCCCTTTTGCTCATAGGGATGGCGTGCCCCCGCACGAAACGGTAACTACCTTTAGGCGCTGGAGTCATGCCATACGCGTTAAACGTTAACGTTTTGGTTTTCAAAATGCGGTTTCACCCCAAGCGTCACTATTGCCGAAATCGTCGAAATTGGACGGACTATTATCCGTCTGCTGTTGCTGAGGCTTCGGAGGACGGGGCGGATACACGGTAATCTTCGGGAATCGAGCGTCGAAATACACGCGCGGTTGCCCGTTCTGGTCAGTACCGCAATTGTAGTTGAAAGCGGTTTCCAAACGTACTTCACTGCCCTTGTGCAAGACTTTTTGCAGGGCTTGAGCGCGGTTAACGTCCCATTCCGTGCAACGGATGAAAATCTGGCAGTCATCCACATACTGGCCTGTCTGCTTATCCTTATGGCTACCGTTACCGGCTACAGTGAATTGCAGAATCTGCTTACCCGTCTTCGTGGTCTTCAATTCAGGGTCGCCGGTGAGCCTACCGTGTTCAATCAGCAAAATAGGGTCGTTCATTTGTTTTGCTCCAATCGTTTCGAACGCTTATATTCGCGTATCTGCGCTAAACGTTCCTCGTATTTTCTGGGATATTCTTTTTTCATTCGCGCGTATTGTTCGCGGTCATGCAGTAACCGTTCCTCACGGTGGGCTTGATAGTATCGGCGTTTACGTGCCCGTTCAAGCTCGCGTTGGTGGGCGGTTAGTGGATGTTTGCGTTTCGGCTTTCGAAATTCCTCTATTTGCTCTTGCAGTGGGGTAAGGTCGTAGTTCTGCATCTGGGTGATGTGCGCTTTCAATGCGCATTCAATTTCACCTTCGGCAGTCAACCTACTCACTTGGTTTTGAGTCCTTTCTTATTGACGATATTAAAATCGGGTGTGGCGTCAATGGGGAAACGTAGAAGCTTACCGACGCGGACGCATTCGATTGCTCCGATTCGTGCCCACCGGCGCACCGATTCGGGGGTTACTCGCCATTCGGCGGCTAATTCCTTAGCTGTTTTGTATTCCATATTTTTGATAATACCACAAGGTGCGGACTTTGTCTAATTGTCTGTGTCGCGTAGGAAATGACATTAAATGACATTGTAAACGACATTGCATGACCCCTTGTAAAAATCTTTTACAAAGGTGGTAAACGTCGTTGACCCTAAGTATAACCATTTAAGTAGAACCAACTTTTTAAGAAGAACCAATTAAGAATATATGTCCAACTTGCAATTTTCCGCAAATCGGAGTAAACTAAAAATTATGACAAACAGTCAAGGTTTTATGGCGGTGCGCCATTGGGTAATGCGAAACAAGCACTTCTCTAACGCCCACGAGAAGCTAATCTATTTGGAACTGGCAGACAGGACAGACGATAACGGCAAGTGCTTCCCCTCGCTAGCAACACTCAGCACCGCGAGTATGCTCAGTAAGCCAACCGTAATAAAGGCTCTGAAAGGGCTTGAGGAAAAGGGGCTCATTGTCATCAGCAAACGAAAGCTTGATAATGGGGGTAATACGAGCAACGTCTACTATGTCGTGATGGATGAGGAATCTATTAAGCCACTCCAACCTGACATGCTTGATAAAACGCTTTACCAAGCTCCAGAATCGACTACCACGGTAGAACCCACACGCGAACCCGCACCGACGGAACTATCGCCACATAAGCGTGAAGAATACCCGACAGCGTTCGAACAACTGTGGACAATCTACCCGAAGCATGTGGCCAAGATAGCCGCTTACAAGGCATGGCGTAAAGCAAAAGTAGGCATGAACAGTGCTTTCCTCCTAGCCAAGGTGCAAGCATTTGCCGCACAGTGCGCCAACACGGAAACCCGGTTTATCCCAAATTTCGCCACATGGCTCAACGGCGAACGATGGAATGATGAATACCGCCCAGACCCTCCGCAAGCATGCAAGCCCGCCACGAACGCGGAACGTAACATGCAGAATCTCACTCAAGCGATGCAGTCGCAAACTGACCTCTTCGGCTTCCAGATTGAGTCCGGCGTGTCGCGTCCGTAATCATGTATAATCGATACATGTAAAATAACCAACAAATGAAAGGGGCATGAAATGCCAATAAAAGTAAGCCACCAATCATTCGCAGACTGCGAAACACTGACCATTCACGGGGCAAAACGAGGCAAATGCAATCCCACGAACACCGTACGACTGCAATTCAGCAACTTGGACGATTTGAAAGAATTCCAAAACGAGTTAAATAATCTTTTCCCCGAAAACGTCAGAGTAAACGAAAAATTCAGAGAACCAAAAGAAGAAGGGTATTACCTCTCGCAAACTGGAATACTGCTCTTAAAAGATGAATGGGGGTGGAGCGTCATACGATTCAAAGACTCAACTACACCATACTTGGCATGGGACCCAACCCACTTACATTTAATAAACGAGAAATGGCAAAATGTCATCGAAAAATTAACTAAAGTCGCACTACCACTAACTCGTGTAAACATTACCCCGTTTTCAGAATGAAAGGACAAAAAATGAGTATCACAGTATCCCGTTGCGCTTACGAGAATGGCATTAACAGCCTATGTATCGATGGCGTTAAATCGGCGGATATAACCGAAAATCTGAAGTCACAGTCTACAAAGTGTCTAGATGTTGAGTTTTATTCAACGGAAGATTTACAGGCACTCCAAGACGAATTAAACAATATTTTCCCGGAAAATATCAAACTTGGCAAAAAATTCAAGGAGCCCGAAGAAGAAGGCCTATACCTTACCTCCACAGGACTACTTCTATACAGGGAGACGGAAGGCGATTGGAGTATCAGAGCATACGACGAGGGAGACCCATATACCAGCGCAGCGCATTGTAATTGGCTGGGAGAAAACGACTATTACGAGACCGATTGGCTCAAGATAGTCAAGAAGCTTGGCGCCAAAGCGTTCCCGCTGACTCATGTGAGTGTCACCCCGATTTACAAGTGAAAGGATAAGAAATGATTAAGGCCACAGCGTATACGAATCCAGAAACCATTGTTATCAACTCACTGCGAGATTTGACCGCCACTACGACGGAAGACGGGTGGAAGGTCATGTTAAGCTTCCGGGATGAAAACGAGATGAAAGCATTGCAAGACGCACTCAATTATCTTTTCCCCGAAAACGTGAAGACGATGCAGGAAATGCCAACGGAGGAGGGCTATTACATCACCCAGACCGGCACACTGCTCTACCGTGACGGGGCAGGGGATTGGAGTGTGCGCCGTCCCACTCTTGATGACGGAAAGTATGGGACTGAGCCGCTAAACCGTGTTTGGAGCGATGGATTATCCGCGTTGCATGTTACATGGCCTCTTGTTGTCTCGACGTTTGGTGCTGGGGCGTTACCGCTAGTGCCGGTCAAGTTCGCTTATTGATAATGATTCTCATTATGCCCGCTGATTTGTTTCGGCGGGCATTTTCTTTTCCCGGCGTGTCGTACTCAATAGTAGTGTATTATGTAATTATCAACCAAACAAGGAAGGACAAATCAAAATGACCACCGCAAACCTCCGATTCAACCTCTTCGAAATCTTCGATAACATGATGGGCGACAAGAAGACGCTCCGCATCACCAACAACCTCGACGTGTACACCACACGTACGGGAGACATTCACAGAGTAATCCGCGTCCACTGGGAGGTTCCTAAGACCGATGAAGAAATCCGTAGGGACTACTGCAAGCGCGGAAACCACTATCCAGCTCACTGCTATAAGAAGCTTTTCCCCTACACCACTGATGGACTGTATGCGGCAATTGACTACCTCGACAAACTTCCGGAAAACGCAATCTGACCCCCCGCCCCGCCCCGCAAGGGCGGGGCACCCAACGAAAGGAAAATAAAATGCTGACACTATTTAACGATATACCCCCGTACGACATGCATTCCGTTGCAATCTGCGTCAACCAAGAAGACACGGCAATCTTCGAAACAGCACTAACCGTACAAGACAATCAAAAAATAGCACGCTACAGAGTATGGCTGTTAGCTTGGAAAGGCTTAGAAAACCGGCAGAGAAGCGGAGCACAATCTAAAAGTTACATGATGGACGTTGTAGCTCCCTCAGACTGGACGATTGATAAAGTCCACAATACGATACTCGCGTACCTTGCTGGAATCAGTCGGCTGAAATTCTCAAGCGGAATTCAATGGCAACACGGTGACTACCAGACACAGCCGCACGATTCAGCTCAAGAAGACTACATACTTTACCTTGACGATTTTCTGGACTCAATCACACCGCAATTTTGAAAGGAAACACTCATGGACAACGTTAATCATCCAGCACACTACACCGACAACACGAAGCCTTGCGAATGCATCGAAGTCGCGCAATATCACAGCTTTTGCGTAGGCAACGCGATAAAATACGTGTGGCGACACCGACTAAAAGGGAGCCCCCTCGAAGACTTGCAGAAAGCAGAATGGTATCTACAGAGGGCTATCGACAATGGCGAGAAATGCCGTTTGCAAATCGATGGCGAACCATTGGACGCGCACAATCTCATGCAAGTGAAGAAGTGCTGTCTCTACATGGACGCCATGTTAGACCTTGCTCGGCAAGCCACCACATATGCGGAAGGTCTTTTCTGGTTGTACCTCCGAAAAAGTGACTTGGACGGCATGCTAAAAACCTTAAAATTGATGCAATTGGGGTTCAAGGGGCACGAGGATGAATAAACTGCAAGTTCAAGCACTCCTAACCTATGCCAGCGCTTTTGATAATCGTCTTGTAACCGAAATACAGGTGGCCGCATGGACGGAAGCGTTAGCCACTGACATGCGATTAGACGTAGCGAAAGAAGCGATACGCCAATTTTTCGCAAGCCCGGAATATGTGAAGAAGCGGCCATATCTCATGCCCGCCGACCTGAACGCGTTTTGGAGCAGATGGAAGCGAGACCATAATCCGACAGAAGGTGACATTATGCACGAAATGCGTGCGTTAGGCATCGAGGGTGAGGCAAGTTGGGAGTATCGGCGCAACCGGTTGAGCGGGCGGACGATTGGTGAATCTGCGCAGGCCGCTAAGCGGTTCAGGGGGTTAGATAGCGCGCGGGGGTTGAGTTGTTTGGGTGAGATTCTTCCTAGTTCGGCGTGTCGCACTCAATAATAATGTATTATGTAATTACCAAACAAAGAAAGGACAAACCAAAATGTCATACGTCTACCTCGAAAACATTACACATCACGTCGATTTCAACAATGTTGATAATCCACTCGCTAACAGTCTGTGGGAACACTACGCGCACACGGCAATGTCCACAGGCAATATCGCTAAAATATACAACTACCTGATAATCTCGAATGTTAACCCGATGCATCGAATTGAACAGCACATGGAAGAGCTCGCCGAAGCCGAATGCGCATACGGTTTTTAAGTTTCTCAAAATATCGACACCCCGCCCACGCGGGCGAGGCACCATTAATGAAAGGAAACAATAATGAAACTCGAAGAAAAATATATGGCAGTACTCAACGAAGTTCCCAACTTCGTCACCGACCTGACAGCCAACGCTGGACAACGCACCTACAAGTACCTTAATCTTGCTACAATTCTCAAGACCATCAAGCCTATTTTCGCCAAGTATGATTTAGCCTTCCGGCAGGTGGTGCGCATGGGCGCGGTAGGCGACAAAGTGAGCTACGGCACGGTCGAAACAATCATTTTCGACGCTGAAAAAACCTTGAATGTGGGGGACTACCCATTTATTGTGGTGCCCGACCCGCAGGCAATCGGCTCCGCAGTAACCTACGCGCGCCGCTACTCCCTCTACGCTGCCCTTGGTATCTTCCCAGACAAGGACGATGACGGAGCCGCCATGCGCGACTATTCCGCCCCACAAGCACGCAAGGCCACAGCACAGGAAGTCAACGACCTTAACGACATGGCTCAGGCCGCTGGAACCAATCTAGGGTTTTACGTCAACGCTTTGGCATCGCAGTTCGGCCATGAGGTGCGTAAGCCTCAGGACTTGACCGAGCATGACGTTATGCTTCTCCGTCAGGCCATCAGTAAGGGCGGTGCCAAGTGAAAAAGATTGCTATGTTTTTCGGGTTCTTGGTGCTTACGATTGTGTCCGCTGTTGCTTTGGGGGTGGCGTTGTGGTGTGAGGATAGTTACATGACTCTTTTCGCATTGTCTACCATCCTCATTGGTTTGGCTGGCATGGGTTTCGTTGTCATGGATTATCTCTAGTCCGGCGTGTCGCACCGAATAATGCTGTATTATGTAATTACCAACCAAGGAAAGGACAAACAAAATGGGAATCAACCTCAGCACAGCAGAAAACTACATCGTCAGCTACCTTGAAAACAGCGGACAGGATGCCGGCAATTGGGACACCTACGGAGCCGCGAAAGACCTCCGCACCATCTGCGATATGAACGGCTACACCGATTATGAACAGGTAGACCCCGACGAGTTTACCGAACTGCTCAAGGAACACGCACTTTAAACCAAACCACAGCCCCGCACGCAAGGGCGGGGCACCATCTAATGAAAGGAACAATAATGAAAGATACAATAACCCTTGCTCAATACGTCAAGTTCCTCAAAGAGACGCTAGACCAGCTTGACAAAGTGGCTAAAGACTCACCAGACATTGGACTAAAAGACTGCACGCCGCAAATCGCAATCTACCCAAATTCCAGAGAAGACGCACTAGACTTGCTCTACTTGGCTGGAATCGAACCGACAATTTATAAAAGCATTGTGCGAGGGCAATTCCACACTGTCAACGGAATCGCATACGTCTACTATGATGAAGAGATTGCGGGAGAGGATAAATGAGACTCACACTATGGCCGGGAGCTATGCCAATCACATTCAAAACCGTCGCCGGAGAGCGAGAATACAAAATCAAAGAAGACGTTTACGCCTACCTTATCCAGTCAAAAAACGGCAACATATTCACGCTCGACCATGAAAACAATCTTCGCGCAGTCAACAGTCGGAATAGTTATCTTGACTCTTTGGATGATAGCGAATTGTTGAAATATTTGCGCAACGCGTTCGGCATCAGCCAGCGTGAAATGGCAAGAATGTACGGTGTACGGCAATGCCAAGTCGCGCATTGGGAAAACAAGTTCCGACGCATCCCGCCCGCACGACGTCAAAAAATAGCGGACACACTTCTGAAAGCATACATGCTCGCCACCACGGAAGACGGATTACCGGTAAGAAAGGAAAACTAAAATGAAGATTCTAAACGTTTCGCAAACGCAGGACACGCAAGCATGGTTAGACGCCAGAATTGGCAAAATCACGGGCACCAAAGCCGGAACACTCGCCCTCGAACATTACGCCCAAAAGGACGTAGCCAAGCTCGAAGCCATGGCAGACAAGGCAAAGACCGAAGAAAAGGCCGAAGAATACAGAGAGAAAGCCGAACAAGCCAAACGAGATAACGAACGGTTGAAAGTCAACCTCGATTTCTGGCAATTCCTCGCCGACATGATTGCGGAACAGCCGGACGTGGAACCGCCAATGGAACGCGGCCACCGTTTGGAAAACACTAATATCATGATGGCGTGCGAGAAACTTGACATTTCCCCGGACGTCGTGGAATTCGACACTGGAATGTGGGTAAGTGACGTGGATGACCGTATTGCGGTCAGTCCTGACGCTCACGCTAAACCGCAAATCGACATTAACGGGCTGGAATATAATCCCACGTTCGCGTTCGAAGCGAAAAGTCTGGGAACGAAATACCATCTCCAAACGGTTGTTCCATTCCGCGTGTTCCAGATGTTGAACGATTCGGAAACTCCAAATAGTCAACGCGATGAATTGCAGTCGTTGGCGCTCAAACTGTTCCCGGAAATTCTGGAATCGCGGCGTGAGTTCGACTTCACCCCAGAGCAGTATCAAGCACAAGTGTTGCAGTATTTTGTCGTTAACCCTGACTTGCAGACGGTGTATTTCACCATGTTCGATGATAGGGTGTATGGCAGTCTGCAACATGAGGTGTTCGCGGTAGAACGGCGGAGTGTTGCAAGTGAAATCGAAGCACAGGAGACAAAAGAATTACAGACATTGGCACTTATTGACGAACTGCAAAAACTGGGAGGTGTGGACTGGTGAGCATTTCACGACGTGTCATTTACGCGGTCTTCGACGATTGCGCGGGATGCAAACACCGTGAATTGATTGACGAACTACGAAAAATGGTGGTACGAATCAAGAAGAAAACGGGCGTTATGATTGCACTCATGGTCGTCCAGCCGGGTAACAGCCGTTACTGGACACTGCGCAAGGCTCACAAGTATTCTAGCGCGCCTTTTTTCGTGTTTGACGGTGTGTGTTATCGTCATGTGGACGCGCTTGAGGTGCAGTGCTTAGCGTATTGCCGTCATTGAGATTTAGGGAACCTACGAAGAATTTCGTGGGTTCCCTTTTTTGTTTCCCGGCGTGTCGTAACCCAAACTATTGTATTATGTAATTACCAACAAACGAAAGGACAACAAAATGAACACCGAAACCAACTGCTTCAAGGGATACAACATCAAGGCCACCACCAACGAAGACGGCACGGTAAACGTCGAAACATGGTGGAACGAGAACACCACGGGAGCATGGTGGAACGGTACCGAACATGCACAAGGCAAGTTCAACACCAGAAAAGAATACCTCAAGTGGCTCACTGACAAGTTTGCAGAAATCGTCGGAGAATAACCGCCCCGCCCCGCAAGGGCGGGGCACCACTAATGAAAGGAATCTACAATGAATAAAAACGACGGATTCGTAGCAATACTCTTTCTCTTCGGAATCGTGCTATCCGCGAACGAAAACATGAACTTCATCAATATTATCGGTGTCGCGTGCATGTTGGCGGCACTCTACACCTACCGCAAAGGAGCAAAGAAATGAACAAAGCAGTACAAGCCGGACTAGTCGCCGGGTATTTTAATACTTGCATCCAGACAACGGACGGTTTCGGCATGTCCTTAAAGAATGCGCGCAGAGCATGGTTAGACGCTCTCAACACAGTCGAAACGCAGTACGAAACGAAGGGGCAGAGACACAAAGCACTGCAAGCCTTCAGTCTGCGTAATCTCGCTACATGTGGTTGGTGTCTCGCACCATTCATCACTTTCCCAGTGTGGCTTCTCATGGCGAGGAAGACGGGTTTACGTGGCTATCTGACGGCAGTCAGCGTATGCGCGTTCACCCGGCATATCGCGGAAATGTACTAAAAAGGGGGATAGGATGAAATATCGGAACGTTGACGCTTACGATTATCGTGTGCAGTCTCATTATTCGGAAACCGGTGTCGTGTGGGAGGTGTATGAGAGGACTAGCGACGGTTGGAAGAAGCGCAAACGTGGCTATGACAAGCGGGTTGCCGAAGCAAGGGAGAGAGCGCACGCGGTTATCGCTCGGCTTGCTGAAGTGCGTTATGGCGCTGATTATCGCGTGTCCCGGTTGGTGCCATTGAAGTATCCGATGTGTTGGGGCGTGTTTGTCGAACGTCGGCGTGTCGCATAACCAAGATATATTATAAAACTATCAACCAAACAAGGAAAGGAACCCACAATGAACAACGAAACCAAGCCCATCAAGCTCACGAAGAATTGGGCAGGCCACATCCGCCTTGACATAATCGACAAGAACAACCGCGACCCGTATGTTTTCGTCGGTGCATGTTCCATCTACATGGGAATAACACTTGACGGTCTTAACAGCAACGGAATCGCCGGAGACATCGTTTACTACGCCATTGAAAACAACCTCGACGATTTCAATGAAATTCCAGATGACGTAATTCGTGAAGCATTCGAGACTCAGCATGTTGCGACAATGGCGGAGAACATCGCTACTGGAGCAGATGCAATCCTCACGTCGTGCGGATTGTGACACAACGGGGCGGCGGCAACCCCTAAACCGCCATTCCATTCCCGGCGTGTCGCACTCAACAATAATGTATTATGTAATTACCAAACAAAGAAAGGACAAACAAAATGGACACCGCAATCATCTACCTCAGCTATCGCATCTGCACACAACGTCTCGTAATAAAAGAAACCGGAGAAGTCTACGATTTCCACAGCGAAGCAGTGGAATTTAAAAACCAATTGGCAAACATGCGCAACATCCTCAAGCGCGACGAAGATTTCACGTTCGGCCGAGTCTGTCTTGTAGACGATTTCACATGGCATCAAGGATTAGACCAGTGCGCAGTCTACGAGGCAGAAATAAAATATCTTTAAACAACCGCCCCGCCCGCAAGGGCGGGACACAACTAACGAAAGGAATAAAACATGTATGTAGTAAGATTCAACGGCGTCGAATATGTATGCGTCACATTCAGTCAAGCCGTGGCCACGGCAAGAAAAACAGTGGAACACGGAGACGTCGCAACCATTTTTGATGACGAAGGCGAACAAGTCGCATCATTTCAACCAAGGGAGGAAACAAAATGAAAAACATGCCAGAACTTATTGTGCATGTCAGCGTTGAACTAGCTGACTCAATGGTGGAAGAAAAACTACGCTACACCACAAATAAGGAAAAACAAACCTACACGATTGGTGAAGCCGAAACCCTCAGCAAGAACAGCTACGCCATGCTGGGGCTTGCACTCGCGCAATTAGCAGAATTTTGCGTGGAGCAATCGGAGGGATAATGCTAACGAAAGAAGGCAAACCAAAAGAGAAGAATCCAACTGAAGAAACCCGGCGTAACGTCTTGGAACGTGACCACTACCGGTGTGTGAGATGCGGACGGGACGTGAGATACACGCCCTTCGGCTACTCAATCCACCACCGGCGCTTACGCTCGCACCCCTATGCTGAAATGCATTCCAGTCCAAACCTCATAACCCTCTGCGGGTCAGGCACAACCGGTTGCCACGGTTGGGTACATGAGAACGTGAAAGAAGCCGAACGGCTGGGATTAATCGTTTCAGGATTCGCACGACCAGAAAGCATTCCAGTGCAAACGTGGAACGGGTTGAAAGACATTTAAAAAAGGAGAAGCCGCACGGTGAAAGGAAACCGTGCGGCTTATCAGTGACAACACTAAAAGTCAATCGCCAAAACTTTCAGCACCTCACATTATACTAGGCTAACTCGTTTTCGTCAACAAACGTTTTCCCAAGCTTGCCGCCCATCACCTGATTAACAGCAGTGTAAACCGTCTGCGACACACCAATCACAGCAACAAGTAGAACACCCCACGTATAACCGTGGTTGAAACCGCCCACAGCCGCGATAGCCAACATGCCCAAAACAATGCTAACCGCGAGACTAAACAAGGCGGTCATGTTATCCGGCAGAATAGGTTTAACAACCTGCACGAACACGGGAGCAACCAAACCGACGATAGCAACCGCGATAGTCTCAGCCTGAGTAATATCCATAATTTACTCCAATCACCAATACAAGGTTTCGCCCGGATAAATCACATTAGGATTGCCTGAACGATAACCCTTAATCTGACTTGTATTAATCTTATATCGCGCCGCGATACCGCTCAACGTGTCACCAGACCGAACAGTGTAACGACGTGCTCCACCGGTGGAAACGCCAGACCCGCGACGGCATACACGCTCCCCCGCATAAATGATGTTCGGATTGCCGGAACGGTAGCCCGTCCACTCAGTCCAACTACCACCATAGCGTGATGCAATCGAACTCAACGTGTCACCAGACTGGACGGAAACGCATTGCGCAGACGATTGAGACGTACCACACCCAAGACGATTATTAACAATCCTCATGACCGAATCATAATAACCACCCAGCAAGGCGCGGCGTGTCGCACCATTGCCATATTTCCCGGCTATCACATCATTTGCCATCTGATTCACGTCACCGTTAGGTGTGGTGTTCGGTGTGTCATGCCTGACCGTCGTTATGGTGCCAGTATTAGCGAACGAATTAGGCACGCACCCACTACGCTCACCACAGGCAATACGTCCCCACGCGGCCTTATCCCCGAAGAACAAGTCAAGGTCAAGGAAACCATTATAGCCACTCAACATACCGTGAGACGTGTATTGCAACATGCCCTCACCTGCACTGCCAGCATTCCACGGCTGAGACTGATAGCCAGTGACGGCATTGCTCGCATACTGTGCCTTCCACAGCATGCAATGTTGGCGCACGTCTTGCGGAATCTGCCACACGGCGGACGCTTGCACATAAACCACAGGCCAGACACTAGTCCGGTCATGCACTCGATTCACCCAATCGCGAACCCAATTACCGTTACCCCATGACGCGTTACGGTAGCTCTCCCAGTCCAATACGAGCATGGAACGACCAACATAGGAACCGACCGTATTTACAAAATAGTCGGCTTCAGCAATCGCGTTACCACCATTCGCATAATGGTACAACCCATGAATCTTCCCGGTTTCGATAGCGCCAGTAATCTGGCTAACCCACGAAGTGTTAGTGAAGTCCACACCCTCGGTGGCCTTGACGATAGCGAAATCAGCCGGAATAGCGCGCGTGATGTTCGCGGGTTGCCATCCGCTCACGTCCACACCATTCATGTTCGCCAACGCCACGCTAGGCGAAAGCATAATAGTCGCACTCAACGCCAAACCGGCAACCGGCCTGACCATGCTCCGCTTAAACCGTTTATGTTTCGGCTTTTGTTTCATTCCTTCTCCTTACTGCTTGCGCAAGTACGAATCTTGTTAGTTATCTCAGTGCCCACACCATTACCACCTAAAGCATGGTAGGCAGTGTAGACACGTTCAACTGTTTCCTTATCCGCGATGGGCACGAACCCGTTATGCTCCCGCTGTTCGTCAAACTGTTTCAGCTTGCAAAACAAGAGTTCTTTCACACCCTCGCGTAACGGGTTGCGTTTCGCATCGATTTTGCTTAACACCCATTGCACGAGAATAGTCACCGTCTGACTGCCGAGGATGGCGCACAATAATGCCGTCTCCATCAATGCTCCCAATCAATCGGGGGCATGTTGAAATCGTAAGTGATTTTCATTGTCTGTCGTGAATTTTTAGTTACTGGCTTGTCCAATCGGGCACGACTGAAATACTGGGTGCCAAGATACAAACCAGTATGCGCATACTGGCTTCCAAAGGCTAAAGCGAACCCGCCAATGAACGTCATGCATCTAAACGGTGACGATGCTTCCCAACGTGCGCATGGTTTCAACGCGTTAGCATTATTGTCAATATCATATACACGATTACCGATTAGGACACTGTTTTCCTCCGGCATGGCAGAAATATAATAACCATTATAATTGTTTGTGAAAGTTTTTTTAAGCTCGAACGAGGTTGAATATTCTCGCACCTCGGTATTTGATGACATAAAGATGAAAAACGAGTCACGAATAGCGGAATAAGAAATCGCTCGACAATAATCATCAATATTGTGCGTTGTCACGTCAGTCAGGTCAGACACCGGCGCACTGCAAATAGACCGACTGTTAACCCAATAAATAGTATGATTATACGCGGTTAAAGATGTATTGCTGTCTAATCCGGCGTTAGGGACTTGCACGGTTTGCCTATTCCACTCATCAACGTTAAGCTTTGTAATCCAATCATCCACAGTGAACACGCTAAGACTATTCGCGTCCGGAGTGTAAACCTTGCCATCACAGTAAGTAACAAACCAAAGAACATTAGCATCTGTCAAAAGGGCGTATCCAGCCTTATAATTTGGATTATCTATGGATGGGCCACTATAAATACTTTGGAAAGTGCCGTTACCTTGCGAGGTTGAAAAATCGAACACGAAACGCAACGAGTTCGCCTTGCGATATGATTCGTCTTGGTTGAAGCTACACTCGTTAGCATTATTTGAAACGTATTGATGATAACCGTAACTCAGTGGAGTGCCGTGAATCACACGTTCCCGAGTGTTTACAGGCCCCGCGTAGTCGGTCAGGATAAACGCACTATTAAGCGCATACCGTGGAAAACCATAACCCTGCTGATACAAGTTCGTTTTGTCATGCAACATCATGAACTGCGCGTTAGTATACTTGCGTAACGCGTCATAAACGAACGGGCTGACATAATTATCATGCTCAGCATGGTCTACAATCCGGCCGTCCTCCATCACATCCACGGCCACATGCCCTTTCACGTGCGGCATGATATTCAACCGTTCCACTGACTCGTTCAAAATATTTTCCCTCACTTTCAAAGCGTCACCGTGACACTCACGTCAAGTTCATTTACTATAATTTTAGTCGAACCAGTCAAACCAAGCGTACTCAAGTCGAACATTGTAGACCCGTCAACAACAGCAGGCATTTCACGTTGACTCTTGTCCGGCAGAATAAGCGTAAACACGGTATCATCCTCGGCGTTAGTGATTGTGAGCGTCTTATCCTCAAGCCACACAATCGGATTAACAACGTCTTCAGGCTCACGCCACTCCGTCTTGAACCGTTCCACAGTTTCAGCAACAGTAGTGTCGTTGCGTTCAGGGAACATGATAGACGTCGTATCCTCAACGTTACGCCATTCGCGTTTAAAACGTTCCACAGCGTCAACCACGCGCCGGTCAGGACGTTCGTTAGTGATGCCACCATACGCGCCCTTAGCTGAAATATAAATTTGCGCGTCATTGATAGCGAGACTACCAGCACCACCATGCTTAAGATACAAGTCAAGCGTTGTCTGGTCATTACTCGACACGTTCGTAATCAGGAATGGAAGGCCGATAGTGACATACCCTTCCTCGCATGTCTGCATGATACGCGGGCCAGCCTTTTCACCGTTCAAAAGGAAATAGCCTTCGAGCAGTCCCGCCGTCGTAGTCTTGACAGTTAGACATAGATTACACTCAAGCATGGTATCCGAGTAAACATTGATGCTCAAGGGTAGTACGCGTGTGGCCGTATCCACTAGCGTATATTCCGTGTCGTTGAATGCTTGGAATACGCTATCCTCCGTCGTGGACGTCGTATCTCCGGTAGTGTCATCAATCGCAATGGTGAACGATGGTGGCACGTAATCCAAAGTCACACTATCATCGTCATGCACGCTGGACGTGTGAATAACGCTAACAGTTGTCAACACGCGCACGTCAAGCACATTATCCCAAACATACGCTTGCTGACCCAAACGTAAATCACTGATACCGTCAACAGCTGTCAAATCGTAAGATAGCGTCGGATAGGCGGACACGGAGAGTTTCTTTCTCGCGTCATCTAGCAGATTCTGCACGACGGTGTAACGTTCGTCCTGCCATTCCTGCCGTTTCGTGAACCGGGCACGTGCCTCATTCTCAGTCATGCCAAGTGACGTGTACCAGCCGAAATCTTCAACCAATTCACTGCCATGATTTACGTTTGCCACAGTCAATCCATTGGCGCCGATAGGGTGCAGGACGGTGCAGGTCGGCGGCGTCTCAGTTTTCTTGATATTGGACATGTTGATGTCGTAGTTGAACACGACACCGGAAGGTGTCATATCCCGTTTAACGAATGAGACTTTACGCTGGGCGGAATCGAAAGACAATACTTGGTTAGACTGATTAGCCAACCACGTCAACAATTCCGTGACCTTTTTGCCTTGAAGGTCGGCGTAAATCGTGCGCGTATCATCCTCAATCGTTCCAACCGTCCAAAGCGTGTTAGACAACAATTGCGTGACTGCCGCGCTCAACTTCGCCTTTTCAACTTGGAATGACTCAACCTCGATTGAAGCCATTTCAGCTTGCGCTTCATCCGCGACAATTTCACACGTCTCCGTGTCGCGCGTGCGGTTCACTTCGTTAATGACGAACCGACGGTGTTGAAACAACAGTTCCATGTCCCCCACAACGTCTGTGGCTTCGTCAGTGCCAACAGTGACGGTGAGCTGATTCGTAGAGTCAGAACGCTGGTCAAACGTCCATTCCGCGCGTGGGCTGAGCGTACGGAGTTCATGCCCCTGCAAACCCACAAGGGTAATAGTGTCTTCTGCCAGCATCACAGCCACCGCGCAGTATACGAACCATTGCCGCCGCATTCAGGGTAGAACCTAATCGTGTTCCCAGTCTGCCTTAATTTCGGGAACGTGCCGGACGTTTCCAATACTGTGAGCTTGTTATTGACGGTGACAGTGCGTGTCTCGCTGTTGACCACTATCACGTCACCTTGAGCGACTTGCATATCCAAGGTGAGCACGTCGCCGTTAACATTCATGCTGAAATTGTTGGCGGACTCATTCACGACCAGATTCAACACCGGTTCCACATTGTAATTAGTATGCAACGTGTCAGTCGGGAGCGTTTCGAAATCAATATCATACACGGCACCATGACGGAACGGGTCAGGACACGTGAACGTGATAGTACCACTCGCGTAAGTCTCATGCTCTTCCAAGTCAATCGCGCTAACGGTAGCCTGATACGTACCCTCTTGGTCGGAAAAAGACAGACTAGCGGGCACGTCGGTTGCCAACACGCTCATAAGCTTAGACGCGTAAGATGGCATCATCTGAAAGCAATATCCGATAACGGTTACTTCCACTTGAATATCACGCGCGGGATAACGATTGCCTACGAATCGGCTACCGTGCGCGCCCTTATACGCTACCGTGGTCACGTCCGGGCTGACGAACTCACGGCCCGTCACGTTACCGATATAAAGCACGGTGTCAGGTAGGACGGTAGCTAAATCAGTGTTATTGAAAATGATTCTCAATTTCACACCCTCTTCAAATCACGACGTTGCAAACGGTTCAATTCCTGAGCAATCAGACGAATATCATTATCAGAACGCACCTGCATTTTCTCAATCACAATATTAGTGGACGGCAATGCGGACGTGACACCACTCGAAGAAGCATCAAACACCGGCAGTGAGCCAGTAGAAGTAGTCGGCACCTTAACAGCGTCCACCATATCCAAACTCAACGAGTCCAACGAATCCATCAAACCACTAGTGTTAGCCTTGATACCCATTTCAATACCGGACGGAATATACTTGCCAACCTCTTCGGCCATGACTCGCGACGGAGAATGAATACCCAACGCCTGCTTAGCCCACTTGACGATGTTTCCACCGAAGCCGAGAATATTATTACGCACCCAGTTAAACATGTCACTGATACCATCCCACAAGCCTCGAACGATATTACCGCCAGCATCCTTAAGCCAGTTCACCGCACCATTGAAACAATCCCTGATTCTGCCGGGGATACCCGTGATGAAGCCCACTGCCTCATTGAATCTGTTCACAATAGCGTCCTTGGCTTCTTGGAACTTACTCCCGAACCATGCGCCAATATCATTGAAGAAACCCTTGATTCTGCCGGGGATACCGCTAAACCAATCGGTGACAGCGTTCCACGCGTTTTGAATGTTCGTCCCAGCGTCGGTGAAAAACTTAGTAATGTTATCCCAAATGTTTTGGAAGAAGTCGCACAGATTTTGCCACAAGTCTTGCATGGTCTGGCAGAAGTCCTGCCATGCTTGTTTACCCGCGTCCGTCTGCGTGAAAAAGTAAACCAAACCAGCTACAAGCGCCGCTAATAGCGTGATAACCAACACCAGCGGATTAGCCGCCATAGCCGCGTTAAACAGCCATTGCGCTACTGTAGCGGCAGTCTCCGCAAGACTAAACGACTTAAGAAAACCGACCACGCTACTAATGATTTGCGCGGCCTTGAACACAGCAAAACCGGCACCGATACCAACAAGTGTCGAAACAATCCACGTACTATTCGCACTAAACCAATCGGAGAACATTTTAAGCAGGTCCAATGCGGGTTGAATAGAATTACCAATTACGGTGAACACGCCACCAATGGCAGTGCCAAGACTTCCAAAAATATTGGCGAGTCCACTCCAATCGGTATTGTTCACGAAGTCGGTAAACTTCTTCGTCATATCAGTTAAACCGTCTAGGAAGCCCTTAACAAATGGTGTGAACGCGTCACCCAACGTGCCACTCATAGTACGTTTGAACGCTTCCCACTGTTGACCGATGCTCATTGTGCTGTCTGCGGCTTCGTCTGTAGCACCCTTGATATTTTCATAACTGTTCGGCACGTTGCCGAGAGCTTCAATCATACCAAGCGCGTTATCCTCGCCAAGACTAGACCAAAGCGTTGAAGCTAGACTGGCTTCCTTGGTTTTATCGGTCATGGTGCCCATCTCACCAATAACCGCATTCAACACGTCTTCCGCAGTGGCCTTACCGTCCTTGAAGCTGTTGAAAACGTCCTGAGTGCCCTTCGAAAACTCTCCAATACTCTGCTCAATACGACCGTCCGTAAGGGAGGTAAGGAACTCGTTAAGGAAGTCTCCCACCTTGTCCAATTGGTAGGCACCACTATCCACGCCAGCCTGAAGCAGGGAAAAATATTCTTGCGCGCTCGTTCCGGCTTCAGCCCAACGGCCACCATACTCGCTCAGGTTGTCCGCGAGTTCGTCGGTGTAGTTCAGACCATTTTGCATACCTTTGGTCATAAGGTCGGTGGCATCCTGCGCACTTAAACCGAATTTTTCCATAAGGACTTTTACGCCACGCACGCTCTCACCAGCGTCCGCGTCAAAGGTTTGAGCCCACACTTCCGTTGCCTTGGTGACAGTGTTTAAATCACCCTCACCGATACCACGAATCACAGAACTGACGTTAGACGCGACATTAGCCACGTCTTCCAAGCTTTCTCCCCAACCTTGCCTGTACAGTTCTCCAGCTACCTTGCCAGCGTTTTGAGCGGCCACACTACCCTTACCTAACTGAGCATCCAAAGTGCCTTGCACATCAATCTGGCTAATCGCCGTATCAATACCCGTTTTGAACACGCCACCGACTGCGGCAAGAGCGCCACCAATCGACGCGACTTTCACAAGCTTGCTAGGCAGACTCAACCCTAAACCGTCAGCCAGTTCACCAATCCCGTCGAACGTTTTACCGAACGCGTCCTTAATACTTGGCGCGTTCTTACCACCGTTCTTACCAACGTCTTCGGTGGCCTTGTCCGCCTGCTCCGCTGACTCTTTAATATCGTCAGTGGCGTTCTGAATATCCTTTACGCCTTTTTCGTAACCGCTCGTGTCTATAACGGCATCGAAACGAATTTCACCCGCTTGCGCCATGTCACATACCCCGTTCCAATTGCTTCACGTATTGCTTTAACACCTTGTCTCCTTTTTTTGCTTGCGACGCTCCAACCGCAACATACATATCATTCACGTGTAGTATGCGGTCACGGATTGCGAGACTCCGCCCAGCGTTCAATAAGGCTATGAAAGTCTCGTAACTCACATCGTCAGCTAGCACGTCACGTATCGCCTGCCAGCCATAATATTTGCCGAACTCGGCTAACAGTAGTTCGTCATCACGAAAAAACGCCGAAGCCTTAGACTTGCTCTCAGCCTGTTTCATGGCTTTAAGCTTCGCTAACTGCTCCGGCGTGAAATCGTCAATGACCTTATGCACCGTCATTGACTACCCCCATTAGAAATACGTTTTACCGAAAACGAAACGCATAATCTGACGCATGACCGCCTGATATGCTAGCGGGTATTTCTGTTCCGCTTCCTCAGCCCACGTTTTAAACTCGTCGGTCGGGGAGACGAGTGGGATAAGCAGATTGCACAAGTCGTTTTGAATCTTCAGCAATTGCTTACTACTCATATCCTGCGCGTTCAATGCTTGAAGGGTTTTCACCTTGTCCATGAACTTCAGATATGTGCCCGCGCCCATCGGGTTAACGGTGAACACCATGCCTTCTGGATTGTTGGAGTTAATCAGTTTGAAGGTGTGTTCCTCTGTCTGTTCGCGGGTGTCAATGGTAATAATGTCTGTCATGGTTTACCTCACTTCTGAACGGTGTTAGCTTTTGCCGAGTCCACCACGTCAACGTACTTCTGCTGTTCCGGGTCATACTTAGTACGCTTGGTAGTGTCGGAGCATCCGAAGTTAACGTAACCCTTCTCGTCAGGGAGCATGGTCACGTTAAGTTCGATAGTCACCGGGTCGCTCGTGCTACCGATAGTGAACTCGCCGCCATTCTGAATCAGGGCGGCGGGGATATACACGTCGTTAGTACTATCCGCGTCGCACGTGTTGTGAATCACGATAGGGCTGGACGTGATTGCGGAGCATTCACCCGCACCGAAAGTGACCTTGGTGCCTGCCGTGCCCTTGGTAGCCAGACTTGGGAAGATGCGGCCAAGCACTGCCATGTTCGGAATGATGAGTGGAATAGTGGCGCTGATTTCGCTATAGGTGCCGGTAGGAATACTAATAGTTCCGGCTTGAGACTCCACGTCCACCGTGTTCGGGGTGAGTGTAATGGTGATACCATCGGAGCCGACGAGTTCGGGTGCGAATTCTTCTTGCCCAATATAAACGGTTTTCTTGCCGATTAGACTGTAGTCTGTGGTGGCCATATTGTGTTACTCCTTATTGAGAATGATTATCGTTTTCTGCTTAGTTCCTAGTTTATCACTTTTACCCCGTTTAAATCTGGGAGTGGGTAGGTGATGGTGAAGTGGATGCTTTTCACGTAGTGGCCTTCACTGTCTACCGCGTCTAGGTCTATACTGCTTGCGGGGCTTATGGTGAGTTTGTTATAGACTATGGGGCTTTCGGGTTGACAGCTTAGCGTGCATTGGTCTACTAGTTGAGTGTTGATGTATTCCATGAGTTTTAGTAGGTATTCGCCTTGTCGGATTACATCGTAGAAGCGGGTACTTATGGTGAGTTGGTCAGTGTAATGCCCGTTGCCGTTGCTCACGGTGGTTGAGGTTATCCATATGCCATCCTTACTGCTAACTGCGCCAGTGTCTAATATTGGACTTTCGTTTACGAAAATGGTTTCCCCATAGGTGCCGAAACCGTGTTCTGCTAGGTCTAATGCTACTGCCAGTTCAATCATTTTAGTATCCTTTGGAAATAGTTGTCCGCGTGTGCTTGGGCTTTAGCTACTGCACGATGTAGGTAGAGTCTTGTGCCGGGGTGTCGATGGTTTTCGTATTCTCGTCGTTTGGCGTATGGGACTCTGCCGCCACCGAATGCGACATAGCCTTTCATGCCTTGGAGCTTGAAACGGCCTGAATCTTTCAGTAGTCCGGGGTGTTTGTCTTCGGGTGCTTTACCGATTGGAGCGTTGGTTACTGCATCCTTGTGGATGTCGGTGAGCATGTGGGCTAAACCATTACGCATGGCTTGACGGCCTTGCTCATACACGCCTTTATTGATTGTGACGTGTAGACTCATAGTGTGCTCCTTCCGTAGGGTTGAGCGTAGACGGTGATGAACCGTGTTTCCCCAGTGGTCATGTCGTCACCTTGACTTGCTTGAGTGATTTTGAACGCTCGGTTTTTGGTTTTGAATATCAGGTCTAATAGCATGTCCGGGTCTCGCAGGTCTGCTGGTATGTCTTCGGCTTGCAAATGGAATCGGCGAGTGGCGATACGCACGCCATAGTCTCCGAACGCGTCGGAATTGGTTGAACGCTTGATTATCGCGTGTACGTCCGCCAGCTTCTTGTTGTTTCGTTCACTGCTCGCATACTTCCACAGTTCGACGGTTTCCACTTGGTCGGGAAAAAGTTTGAATGGATTACAGTCCAAGACCGTCACCGTCCCCAATCCAATACGGCACTACTGGCAGTGTGTTGGGTGTTGCGATACCTCCGACGCCTAACGGCTTCTCGCAGAGACTCCACATGTTAATGACGCTTAGATATGGTTGGATTGCTTGAGTGAGCGTGTCCGTGGCTGTGTTCCGTTGGTAGGACACGCTAACGTCTTCGATACTCTTGCTGGCGATTATATCCGTTTCGTCCGCATGTCGTTGCATTGCACTGACCATGCC